GCCGAAACGTAAGTAGGAATATATTCTCGGATATTCTCCTCGACAAAGGGCGAAATCAAAACGTGAGGGATGAAAAATCCATAACCTAAATTTAGGAAAGGGTAATCTTCAAGAGCCTCGTTAACGATTCCTACCCAATAGCCACTAAAGAGTCTTCTGCGACTCTCCACACAAAAAGTGCGGAAAGCCACAGCAGCCCAAGAGGCAGTAGTGTTGATATCGTCGAATGGGTTTTGAGACAATTTTCCGTAAGAACAACTATCGAAAATCGAAACAATTTCTCCACTCTTGCTAACATGCATTGCTTTCGCAAGCCCGCAAGAACAAATCTCTCGCTTCTTACCGAAAAGTTTTTCGTAATGAGCGACAGATTCGTCATATTGCGCAGCTTTACGCTCAAGATCATGCAAAAATGAAATCCTATCGTCAAATCGTAAAGTATCGGCTTCGGTTTCAAGCGAGAAGACTTTAAACTTCGATTTCGGCGTCAAAACAGTATAGATCACATCGTTAATGTCACGATGCTTCCAAGCGGTTCCAGCTCTCACACTGGGACCCCAATTCATACTGTAAACTGCAGCATTTTCGAAACGTCTGAGAAGTTTGTCCGTATCATCTACCATAGCAAAGGAATGGGTGTTTGATGTTATCACGACAACTCTCAAACGATTCAACGCAACTCCCTTGTCCTCGACAGCTGCTCCTCGCAAATAAAATACATTGGTATCTATCATTTGCTGAAGCATCAAGTCCAGGGGGATCTTATCTTGGAGGGGAAAATTCGTATAATCTGTCGGAATGTCGTTAATAACTATTCCGTATGCATCCTTATTCAAACCAGCGCTAGCCGGAAATTTATCATGCATATTCACATTGATTATTCCTCCTTCGAAAGTCTTAATCCCATTTCTATGGGCAAACCAGTTTATCAACTCATTAGAATAAGTGGTCTTCCCTGTTCCGGGTTGACCAACCAAAAAGATCAGAAAGGGTGGTACCCTATCCTGATGCTTATCCAAAGTTGATAATAAGGTCTTCTTGTAATCTCTCAGACTAGAAAGAGTACGAGAAGTTTCGGGATTAGGGCTTTCGCATTGCAACTTATATATAAGTTCTTTGCAATGTTCAATCCGTCCCCGAATCTCTTCGTCATTGTAATTCGCACTGAC